AGATATAGTTCTTGCAGTTGCAAGTATAGTAGCTGTATCTGCATTACCTGTTAAATCGCCAGTCACATTACCTGTAACATTACCTGTTACATTACCAGTGACATTACCTGTTAAGTCACCTGTAAGTATGTTTGATGTAGTAATACTAACACCTGTAGTAACCCAAGCACTATTAGTACCATTTCTTATTTTTAATACATTATTTCCTGTATCTACCCATAGTTGATGGGCAAAAGTAGTAGTAGGTTCAGTTGCTCCACTGTTTGTAGTAGCAATAGCAGATAAAGCATTGTTTAAATCTGCTCTAAAATCTGCACCTGTTTGGTTAACTAAGTTGTAATCGTGTTGTGCCATAATAAAATCCTATTTTATATATCTTAAATCATTCAGGGATAGTTGGAAATATTACATCGGCAATATTATTAACTGACTGATATGTATTTGGTAAATCTCTTAATAATTGCCTATATGTTGCCCATTCTTGTTTTTTAGAATCAGATAAAGGACTATCATTTATTTGTGTCCAATCTGATTGATTTAATAATTCGTTTCTCTGTAATCTAATTGTTTCCCAAAAATCTATACTTTGCTCTACAGGAGAAGCATCAATAATTTTATATTCACTAACTTCATATATTCCTTCTATTATTGATTGACCATCTTCTAAAATAAAATCTTCTATAGAAGCATTAGTTGTACCATTTGATAGTATTTCGCCTGTATCTGTTTTGTATATTGTAAAATTTGCCATGTTATTGTGTGTTATCTATAAATACATAAAGAGATTGATAAGTTGAATTTAAAGTAGTTGTCCATCTTAATCTCCAATAAACTGAACTTTGTGTTCCTGAAAGTCCACTTATTTCACCTGAATAAGCAAATACATAAGTTCTAAATGTGCCTGCTGCAAAAGTTATGTTTTGTATACCACCTGATGCTTGAGTCCATGTACTATTATCTAAACTATATTCCAAATAACCACCAGTACAATCACCATAAACTCCTGATAATATTGCTCTATAATTTGCACCATCTCTGACTTCATTAATGGTCATAGATAAATAAGTGCCTGTTGCAGTTGTATTAGTTGTAAAATTTGTACTTCCTCTTTGAAATACACTACCAAATACTTCTAAAGGTACAAAAGTTTCAGTAGTTAAATGACTTTTTATATCAGCAGATACATCATCAAAATGTTTTACATTTAAAACATCAACATTAATTTGTGTACCTGTAATTGTATTTGCTTGTATATCAACACCACCATTAACAGGTTCATTTGATACAGAAAAAGTTAAAGTTTCAGGGTCAGATTCAGAATTTAATGTATTAAGCGAACTTATACTTGCAACATAATTAGTTCCAACTGGTAAAAAATTCAAATCTACATTGGTTACATCTACTATTTTATTTAAAACTTGGTTGCCTGAACTATCTACAACATTAATCCTATATTGATAATCAGGAAAATCTGTTGGCTCATCCCAAGATAAAAATGGTCTACCAGTAGAACTAGAATTAGTATCAGTAAAAGTTATGTTAGTTGGAGCTTTAACTGCATAAGCAGAAGGTAGGTTAGCTAATTCTTCTACTGGTTCTTGAGGTGGAGTTTGCCAAGTATAAACATCAAAATATTCTATTAAGCTAACTGCAACTAAACCATTAGGTTGTAGTTCTAATGCTTCTACTCTATGTATGTGATTATTATTAGCAGAACTAATACCCAAACCTGCATAAGTTAAATCTACTATATCTCCTACATTTAACTTATACATTTCAGGAGTTCCTAAAAACTGTATGGTTCTTTGTTTTCTGCTTCTAGTTAATATTGTTTTACCCATGTTATAGGCAATATATGGGTCAGTTATATAAGGAAACTCAGCCTTTATTTCTAATATTTCATCATTATCATCTGAGTAATATTCAGGAGTTGCATCATGTAAAACTGTAGCTGTATCTAATTCGTATTTTTTATTAGCATTAAAGAATTCAATAATAACCTTATTTGCTTTTTTATCTTTGTTTCCATAATCAACTGATATGCCAGCATCAGCAATTATGTGGTCATCAGTTATGCTAAATGATGATGAACCTGTATCTTCTATTTGTAATTCATATTGACCATTAATATAAAGAAAAATACCTCTCATATTAGCAAGAAGTTCTTTAGCATTTTCCATTACATTTTTATTAGTATCTAAATATCCATTACAAGTAAATCTTTTAACTTTTAATAACGAAGTTCCTGTTTGTGATGAATAAGAACTAGTAAAAGTACCATCTATATAAACTAAATATTGCTCCACCTGTTCAAAGAAATGCGTTCTTTGTATTTCTTTAATTTCATTACCATCTAAAACACCATTACCATTAGCATCAAAAAGTTTTATTATTTGTCCTATCTTATTTTGCCACCATACATCATTTGCACCTGTTCCTGAAATAGTAAAAAAGTCATCTCCACTATTAGCAGACCATGTGACTGATTGTGCTGTTCCATTAAAGTAAGGCTGGTCAACTTGTGTATCACAAACATTAGCAGCAGAGCTAAAGGTTGACATATTAATTTGTGATGCTGTTAAACCTTTACCATATTCATTATTAGTAATGTAATCTAAAAAACATAAAGCTGGATTGCTTGAAAACTCATAAGTAGATGGAGTTCCAAATGTTTGACCTGAATCTCTAGGGTCATAAACTTTTTTACCTCTAACTTGAACAGTCATTTGAGGAATACCAGCAAACATTCCTTCTTTATCAAATTTATAATGTGCTGCAATATAACAAATACCATCTAACCTGTGTGATGAAGTCCAATTAGGCATTGAAGCTACAAGCATTGGGTCTGCTGTTTGACTTGTAGCACCATGATGAATATTAAATGTAATTCTATATCTTGATGTAGGACTTGTTCCAAATTGACCAGCACCAGCACTTATAGTAGGACCAACTTGAGAAACTGTATTTAGTGAACCTGAACCTGAAGATATTTTATCTGAGCCAATATAACAACCATATTTGAATCTAGCAGAATCAGTTAAAGGGTTGCCATCTAATTGTATTGTTTTACCTAAAACTTCTTCACATTCACCTACTGATAAAGCATAAACTAAAAATACATGACGTGAATCATTATTAGAAACATCCATATAGACCACCTGACAACCTACTCTTCTTGTACCATATACAACAGGAATCTTGCCACCAGCAGCAGTTTTATTAGCTAGAATATTTTGTGATTGAGCAAGCATATCTTGTGCTTGTCTATAATTTTTAACACCTACTGCAGCAGTAACAACTCTAAAAGCTATTTTAAAGGCTTTACTTGTTACAATTTTGTATATTGCTGCACCTATTTGGGCAAAAAATTCTCCCATTTAGACACCCCACCTAACATCTGATTTAACTTGAGTAGCAAATTCCATTCCCCTATCACCTGAACTAAATGCTTTTTGTGATTCATCAGAAAAATGTCTTCCTTTTGTTAAACTCCAATTCGCCCAATGAGAAGCTACAGTCATGCTTAAAGATGAATTATCAATGCTTTCTGCAATCGATACATTTCTTATTTGTCCTGTAAAATAATTTATTGCACCTATAATAGTTTCGCCTGAAAAATAAGCCAAATAAATATCAACTGTTTTATCTGTGAAAGAGCCATCTTGAACTAATGACCTAACTTGGTCAGTTACATTTGAAAAACCTAAATTAATTTCATTAACCTGTAATTGACCAGTTTCTGCTGTTACATCAACTGTTAAAAAACTACCACCAGCTTCATAAGTATTTGAATCATAAATAACATTAGTATACCAATCAGTTAATCTGATAGTTGAAGATAAATTAAGTTCAACTAAAAAAGCTGTCTTAGTTGCTTCTGCTGATACTTGAGTTTGTAAAGCAGCAGATAAACTTCTAGGCATTAGGTTATAACCTCTCTAACATCAAATGAAATGTTATAAAAACCACTGGCATCTGTTGAATACATTATTTCATTTGATTCAAGATAAACAGTGAAACTAGGTTTGTTTACAGTAACAGGGTCATTACCACTTATAGAGGTTACAAGTGGTGGTGATATAGTAACTGTTGCTTCACCGCCTGATGCGTTAGCATCTTGAGATACCATATAAACTTTAGAATGACTATCAAATTTTATTAAATCACCAGCTTTTAAAGCACCTGTTGTTTGTGAAAATCCATCAATTTCTATTTCAAAATCACCTGCTGAATGTCCAAGCCTACTTAAAATATCTGTTTCTGATTTGCTTGCACCTAAATTATCTAATGGTGCTTGTATAGTAAATGTTCCAAAAGAACCTTTTTGTTTTTGTAAAAATGCAAATACTTCTTGAGCCTTTTCTTGTTGTAAGGGTGGCATTTGCACTGTAAAAGAAAAATATTGTGAGCCTATTTGCCTAACCTGTCTTTTACCTGATAATGTTTGATTCAATAAGTTAGGTCTATTATCTTTAAAATTTAAACTTCTAAAATTAGGAGATGTTGGAAATTGTCCTGACATTATACGACTCCCATCTTGCCTTGATTATTCATGGCATTGTTTATGATTGATGTTATCAATCCTTTTCTTGATGCTAGTAACTGGTCAAATCCAGCAGCATCTACTGTTGATATATTAAAGTTAA